ATTGTACCTGTACTAACATCAGCCACTACTGCGGCAAACTCCCATCGTGCTGCTGTACTGTTATAAAATTCAGGAGCATTTATAGAGCTGTTGTACCGCATTTCACCCTGTGCTGGCGTTGCTGGTCGCTGTGCTGTTGTGCCAACTGGTATTAGCATGGCACTATCCCGTATCCGCACACGTTGTGTACCACCAGTAGTAATAGCTAGTTCATTCGCTGCTGACCAATAAATACCAGTGTCATTGTCTGTAGATAACGTGATGGCTGGACTAGCAGCACTACCAGCAGCACTAATTAAGCCTGCTTGTACACCAGTCTCCCATGCAGTTGTTGCACTGTTGTATATCTCCAGATATGATGTAGTCGTATTGAAACGCAACATACCATTGGCAGGAGTACCTGGTCTATCACCAGTTGCACCACTCGGTATCCGTACTGCACGTGTACCACTAATTGTTAGGCTACCGCTACCCTTCGGCGTGATAGTAATATCAATATTGGTATCAGTACCAGTCGCCGAAATAGTAGGCGTGCCTCCCGTTGCAGCATTGGCTATCGTAAATTCATTGACGGCTGAAGCAGTCGCCGTAAATGTAAACAATTCATTGCCATTACTATCCAAGATGCCATTAAATATACGTGGCTGAAATATACGCATACCTGCGTATGATCCAGAATGCCGTTGCTTTAATGCACCAACGGTTGTATCCTGCCATAGTTGATAGTCAACTGAAGCAGTTGGCTCTGTTGTACCAGAATTAACAGTTTGTATAGCAGTCAATACGTTATTTAGGTCAGCACGAAACTGTGCACCAGTCTGGTTCTCAATTACATAGTCATGTTGTGCCATTATGCCACCAGCCCCAATGCCTGTAGTTTAGTTTCTAGTTCAGCAACTCGTGTCTGTAGGTTAGCAATTACCGATAACACGGTATTCGCTTCATCTGCTGTTACAAATCCATAGGCACTGCTATTAGTCACGTTCTGGATTGCATAGTCTGGAGTACCTGGTGCAGTATGCGTGATAGTAGTTAACTGCGCTGTTAATGCAGTTGGTTGCACTACTGGAGTAGCATTAAAAAAGCCAATTTTTTGTGTGGTTGCAGTACCAATCTTCGTGCCAGTAGTTGTACCAACCACAATGTTTTTGGCATCCGCAATTGTAACAGTGTCATTTAGTGTTACACCAAACAATGTTGGAGCAATCCACGAAGCATTGCTGCTATTTCGTTGTTTTATACCATCTGTTGTGTGCATCCATAGCATATATGCAGCCGTAGTTGACGGTGCTGTTGAGCCGCTGGAGTTTACTGTAAGGACAGCTTGTAATGCTGAATTTATGTCAGCTAGTACCGCACTGCCAGAGCCATTGTCAATTACATAATCATGTTGAGCCATTTTAATATCCTCGTGCTATCCAATCGAATTGTCTGTTAATTACTGCCGAAGCAGCATTGTAAAACGTAACAGTAAATTGGGATGGCGTTCTCCCAGTAATCTGATAATAATCGCCAGTAACAGCTCCCTCCATGGTAATTGAAATAGCTGGTGGTACAACAAAACGCCTGTTGAACGTAACTGTTTTTGAAACGTTGCCAGAATACGTTACATTTTGTTGTGACTCAAGTCGGTCTGGTACGTCAACACTAACCTCTAATTCAGTGATTGATAAATTATGTTCTGGATTAGTAGTGCCAAACTCCAACTTAAATTCAAATGCTCTCGCCGTATAGTCAGCTACTATAAATTCACGCCATGATGACCATGTTGGATTAATAGCAGGATCATCTAACGTAGTGCGTAGGTATAGATGAACAAACGTATAAAAAGCAGTTGCTCCGTCAATGACACCCTGATCATCAATTAGCAATACATTATCAATTAGATTATTAGTTGCGAAGTCCACCTTTTGTATTGCTGCGGTTGCTCGACAGGTATATACCGCTCCGAGGTCTAGCGGTGCATCAAATAGGTATGTTGCTGTTGTCAACGATACGCCATAATCCCAATCAATTAGTCCATTATCATCCCATCCGCCAAACGTGCGCACTAACGATATGTCACCAATTGCTGCAAAATTATCAACTGCCCCAAATGTTTGCACTAGCGACACATCTGGCAGGTTAGCAAAATTTAATACGTTAGTGCCAATGTCATCTACATACAACACGTTTGGTATTGCTATGCCAGGCACATCAAACGGAGAACCATATTTAGTCTGACCATATCTAAAACAATTTGTTAATGTACCGCTGAAGGACGGATGTTGCGTCGTAGTTGCTAGTACGTTTAACGCATTGATTAGTGGTGCATCTGTAGTTATTACAGCATCAGCTAATGATTGCACGCCAGAAGAGTCAACAAATCGTGCAAGATAAGTCCCAGTTAGTGCTAAGACAAGTCCTTCGGTTGCTCGTCCATTAAATTGTCCAATTGGTATTGAATTAGCAAACGTTGCTCCCGATGTTAGATTGTTATGCCGTATTAGAACAGAGCCATTGTTTAGTACATCCAAGTCAACTGCTTGCTGCCATGTCAATTTAATTTGTCCAGCAAGCGGCGTTGCTGTGAAATTTAACACATTGCCAGGCGGCGCAAATAGTCCAACTGCGTCATAATACAATACCGCTGGTTGCGATGTTTTATTAAGTATTGAAATTGATGTTAGCTGAAATTCGTATGTACCGAATTGTGCATCTCGAAATTCAATTGAATTTTGACTGGTTTCTCCCCATTCAACATAGTTGCCTGCATTTATCCGATACCGCAACATATATCGCACTGCACGTTCAGCGTGTGTCCATGACAGTAGCAAAAGTAATTTAACTTCGCTTTTTTCAGCATATAACTGCTCAGTTACATTTATGTTAGTTGGTCGTAATGGCGCATCACTCAACGTTGTAATTTTTCTATTAGCCAAAGTTACTTGATTTTCTATATACGTCCATTTACCTGTCTCATGTTTTAATGCACTTACCGTATAGGTAGACGCATCCTGTGTATTTTCTGCAACGCTAATAACACGATATAATTCACTTTGTAATTGATTATTGCTTAGCACCCATGCACTAAATGCTGCTGGCAGTTGCGACCAGTTTGGCGTAACAGTATAGGTATTGCCTGCTAACGTTATATTAGTACGTGTTTCTAACAGCCCATTTGGTAGGATTACTGACAATTCAGGAGCAGTGCCAATAGCAGGAGCAGTGCCATCTACAGTAATTGAATTAATTGTAGAACTAACTACCCGCCCTCCACGCCTGCTACCACTGCGTACAGGATTCGCAATTGATATAATTTGACCTGGTCTAACATATATGCCAGCATCCAATGCAACATCAAACGTGACTATATCAGTCTCATATTTTTCAGTAAACAACAACCATTGTCCAAACCTGTTTGCCTGTGACTGGCTAGTGCAGCCAATAGCAGTTGTGCGTTTTATTATTAGTCCATATTTGGCAATACCTTCGGCATCTTCAACATACTCCTCCTGTACATCACGTAGGTCGGTATCATACCACTGCACAATAACAACAGTGCTACGTGTTTTTAACGAAGAGCCTGAGTAAGTAAAATTACCACCAACAACATTGGCTTGGCTGAAATGATAAACTGGATCTGCTGGAGAATCCTGTACAATTTGCAAAGAACCAAGCTGCCAGTAGCCAATTGCAATAAATACACTGAGCAAGTCATTAATTAGGTTATATGCCTCTTGTCGTGTATTCAGGTTGACGTTAAGCAAAAAGCGTGGCTCCTGTCCACCCTTGCCATTACTAACTAATTCATTGCAATATTGAGAAACGCTATAAAATGTAAATTTGTCTAACTGGTCAGCATTAACATACTCGCCAAATCCGTACCGAGTTGATGTTAACAAGTCCCATAATGCCCATGCTGGATCTGCCGCCCATTGTGCCGCTCCAAATGTACCATTCCACAGCCCTGTATACGTTACCCGTCCATTGCTAGAATCAACTGTTGCATTAGACGGCAACCGAATTTTCATGCCCTTTATAAAATAAGCCCGTGTTGGTATTGCTGAAAACTGTTTAGCTGAAAAAATAGAAACAACATACGCTGTATTTGGATATGACAATTTCAAGTCAATAACAGCGGTGTATGACTGCCAGAATGTTTTATTTTGTAATCGTGTGTCAGAAGCATCTGCTGTAATACGTGACACTCTAATGTTTACTGGAAATGGCTGTGTTGTATCGAGTGGTATTGCATAAGTCACCTCGTATTGTGTATTAGTTTTACCACTGATTACAGGAGTCGATACAGTTGTATACTGCCCACCACTATATTGACGTTCTAATTTTAATTGTACTGATGTAGCATTAATGTCTCCCGTAGTAACATCTTGAACATACAAAGCAGGCACCATCAGCCTAACAACAATACGATCTGGTTTGTTTTGCGTATCAGGTATTGTTCGTACAATTGCGCCAGTACGCACAGTTATCTCAACGCCTACATTAAATTCAGATAGAACATTATCTAGTCCTGGCACATAAGACTGTGACTGCGTGCCTGTACGAAGCAATACTTGAGCGCCAGCAAAATTCAAATTACCAGTCGAATCTTCTAATGCTGTGTTATCTAAAAAAATTGATTTTTTATTATCTACAAATCCTTCTATTTCACCTTCACACAATACGTCAACAACTTGCACACGTGCTTCAGAAAATAATGTATTTGGTGCTTCTATAGGTGTACGTTGAGCACGACTAAGTGCTTCATTTTGTGCAGCAATCTGCTGATTCTGTGCAGCAATCTGCTGATTTAATTCATCCTGTTTTCTTTTGTTTTCAGCTTCAATAATAGCTGGATCTGGTGTAGGAGTTGCTGGGGCTATTCTTGGTTCTGCACCGCTACCAATTATCGTTATATCAGCCATGTTATAAACTCTCTAGGTCTGTTAATGTATCAGAACCAAGCACAATACCAGAGGATACTACTAATGAGCCAACTGGTATTTTGCCATACACCACTGGTATTGGTAGACCCTGACGAGATGTGTTAACGATATTGCTAAATGCAAATGAGTCGCCGCCACCATTTGTATCAATAGTAGGTTCTTTGGTAAATTGTGGTGTATCAACAGGACTAAAACGAGTTGTTTCTGCACGTGAAAAATTTACTGACGGCATTTGCGGTACTGGTGTTAGCAGTTGTGTTATGCCACCCAGCACTAAACTAGCACCAATACCAAATATTGGTGTTGCTAAAAATGCAAGGGCTGGAGGAAAAAAGAAGGACGCTACAGCCAATGCAGCGCCAGCAAAAATATTAAATATTCCTCCCGCTCCAACTACCACTGGTATAATACGAATCGTGCCATCATCAAGTGGCAGGTTTATCATTTCTAAGTCATAAAAAGAATTTTTGCCAATAAGAATTTTGTAATACTTATCTCGTATATGCGCCTCTAATCCATTAAAATTGGCACACAGAAACCGTACAACTTCTCCAACTGTTTTAACCTCAGCTTCAAAAACGTGCTGTCCCAAAAATTTTGCTAAGGTACCATAAACTTTAATTGTACGCATAACGCATCACCTTGTTAGTTTGTTTTAACCAATATCCACCATACAAATCAACGCTGCTCAACCTATTGACAGAGTGATGCACAAACCGTTGTTCTCCCAGATAGATACCAAGATGGTCGGTAGATTGTCTAACACAGGAGAACAACAATAAATCGCCACGTATAGCATCAGTGACAGACACTTCTCTAAATCCATGATTAGCAATAAGTTGTGGTAGTTTTATGTCAAATATTGGATTGTTCACCCAAACATCAAAAGGAGGCGCTTCATATTCTATTTTCAATTCAAGTCCAAAATTTTGCTTATACCAATCTCGAATCAATGTATAACAATCAAACAATTTGTAAACATAAGGTCGCCCAACAATTGGTGCTACATATCCTGATGGTTCAAATTGATAAAATTGTTCGGTGTTTGGATTTACGATTATCCATGGCAATCCTGATTTTTCGCACGATTGCAGGTCAGCCATTGACGGCTGGCAGTTGCCAACAGTATGACTATGCACAATAGCAAGCACTGTCGCCTCGTCTTCGACGGCAGCAAAATCAACAACATCCATAATAAACGTATCGTTATTTGTTGCCAGATTATTACATGGATAATACCGCTGCCTACCGTTATAAACTGCCAGGAGACCACAACACTCCCTTGGCAACTGCCGACTAGCGTGTTTTAGTATTTGCGTTTTAATTTTGTCTTCTAAAATTAGATCAACCATCATATCCTCCCAGTCCTGGAAAGCTGCCATACGGTAATTGATTTGTTGCTCCAAATCGTAATTTACAACTACTCAATCGTTTACCGCATACATCAAGTGATAGCGTACTAACAGGTTCGTCTTTAATGTTATAATAGCTTGAGCCAGTATATGAACATTCAACACTACGATATACCCACTGGCAAATGTTAGCAATTGCCAACCGACGTGGAGCACGTACACCAACCATGTCAAATGCTGCTACTAATTCAAATTCAACAATATCTCGGTTCTCCGTGACTTTGCGTTCAACATAGTACACTTCGTCTGGCATACGTGCATTTGGATTAGCATCTGGATTTATACCAATTGTTGCAAGGTCAGTCACTAATAATAGATTTTCAATCTGTGCAAATTGCGGATAATTGGCACTATCAATATATTTGTGCAATGTTCTGATTCGTGTAAATTTTGCACCGATTAAGTCATTGCCTGGTGTAAACTCATTTACTGCGAGCAACAATGCACTTACAATTGATTCAATATTAGCTACCTGAAATTTTGGTCGTGGTAGCTGTCCCTTGCCATTGTATTCAAATCCAGTTGCTATACATGGATATTTAGTATAAGTATTACCGTTCCACACAATACTATTGCCAAACTCTGAGGTGCCTGCATGAAACCGAAGGATTTGGTCAACGCCATGTACATTAGCAAATGTTTGTAGTTCAAATAGTTCAATAATTGCTGATGGACTAGGTTGTTGCAATTGCGTATGAATACCAATGCTACTCCCAACTAACGCAATGCTAGATACTAAGCCAACGCTAGTTAGTTCAGCAAACAATAAAAAGTTGATGTTTTGCAACGTCATGCCATGACCTCTTCAAACTCAGCAGTAATGTCGTTTATGTTGTACGCTATCATTGTTTTTGACCACTGCCTGCATATCCATTTTTTACCACTAACATTATCTGGTGTTGTCCAGTCAAATGCAGTAACAGCATTACTATCATCCAGAAAATCCATAATTGCATCAGCTTCTACATCTGTTCTAGCACTGAACTGGAGCGACCATTTTTGTAGGTTTGTGTTTAGTCCATACGCTAACCGTTGCTCATAGCCATCACCAAATTTAACAGTGCGTACTGTTGGTTGATGTTGACGTGATGTGCCATAGTCAGGGACATAAACAAATGTAGCCATTAGTACAATAACCCTCCTGGTCGTTGTTGTTTGATAATTTCAGCCTGAACTACTTTAGCAATCTGGTCGCCAAGTTGATTCGCTTTAGGAGTGTCACCTGCCGCCTTAGTATTAGATGCGTCAACATTAACGACTACTGACGTGCTACCACCAATAACAGTATTACCACCGCCGCTACTACCTGATAATACAACTGGTATGCGTCGTCCATCTGGCAGCGGTACATATGCTTCTGGCATACTGCCTTCACCGAATACTGCTAATTGTGGTTTATTAGCAATGCCGCCGTATGCGTATGAAGTCATAGGTAGATCGACTGCACCAGCACTTGTCATCACACCACCAGACCCAAATGGTAGTATACCGCCAAACAGCCCGCTTAAGCCTTTGGAGATATTGTTTACTAATGGCTGAATTACTAGGATATATAACAGTTGATTTATAATCTCATTTAACACGTTTACAATAATTTTATCCAACGCTTCACCCCAATTCTGCGTACCATTAATTGCTAGTAATAGTGACTCCCGTACACCCTGACCCAGTGCATTGGCAATGCCAACTGATAGTGACTGTATTTGTTGTTGACGATCCAAAAACGCTTGTTGTTTTTCATTAGCCGCTGCAATTAGTCCAGGCAGTTCACCATATTGAACAGTTAAATCTTTTACCGCTTGCAAGCTTTGATCAACAATAATCTTTTGTTCACCAGTTAGCTGACTTGATTGTTGGAGGTAGGTGAGTTGGCTTTGTATTTGTCCTAGCTCCTCCAGTCGCACGTTATTAATTTGTTCAAATTCTGTACGCTGACGTGCTACCTCAGGAGTAACGCCACTGCGTATTAATTCTAATTGTCGTCGTTGTGACTCTTCTTGCTGCCGTATGCTATCAGTCTGTCGCTGATACTCAGCTGTTAGTTCTGGCAGTTGTGCCCGTGCAAGTCTCAGTATTTCAGGGTCAGATAAACGTGTGCCAGTTTCAAGCTGTGTCAACTCAGTACCACGTGTTTGCAATTTATCAATATAGTCATTAAAGGGTGTTAGGATAATTGGTACTCGTTGAGCCAATTGTCGTCCTAGGTTTATTGCAGTTTGGTCTATTTGATAACTAGCATCTGGACTAAGTGCGCTGCGGTTGTTACCACCTAACTGTCCATGCCGTGTACCAACCTGACTCCAATTAACATTTTCTGCGGTAGGAGAAACTGTAATGCCTGGTGCGTTGCGTGGTAAAAATGGCAATGGATTTACTGCATTGCCCCCCTTCATATCACCACCACCACGTCCATTCTGTTGTCCCTTATTTATCTGGTCGTTAAACCGCTTGACCTCATTGGTCATTTGTTTCTGAAAATCAATAACAACATTAGATACTGAATTAATGTAGTCTGTCATACGCTTCATTAATTCGTCCTGACCCTGTAGCTTTAGTTGTTGTAATTTTTTTTCATCCTCAATTTGCTTTAGATTTATGTCCTCTACATCACGCTTTCGTTGTAATTCAAGGTCTTGTAAACTACGTTGAAATGCAATCTGAGCTTGTGGTGTTACTGGCTGACCACGTGCAATTGCAAGTTCTCGACTAACATCCTCCAGCAATCGTTGTTGTTCTACCTCAGCATCGTACCGTTCACGAAGAGCACGCCGTGCCCGTTCATCCTGACTTTGCCTGCGTTGCTCTAGTTGATCCTGAAACTTAGTAACAAAATTCTTCTCCCACTCCAGATAGTTCTTTGTCTGATCCTGTAGTCTTTGCCGTAAATTTGATTCTAGTTCAAATAATTTTTCAGCATGATTTTTACGAAGGTCAAACAATTTCTGTTCTCGTTTTTCAGCCTTATCATCTGCTTCTTTCTCCTGTTGTTGCAACTGCGGTGCAGGTGGACGTGTTAATCCTGGTGGTGTAAATCGTAGGTCATCCTCATAAATGGTGGCTGGTTTTTGCGTTAACCTTTGTATACCTCTAGTTGCAATATAGTTAGGTAGCAATGATGGAGCAAATGCAGCAATAACTCCTATCTCAAATGCTTCAGTTGGTATTAATGAAATTGTTTTTATTACTGTGTCAATTACTGGCACCAATCGCTCCATTATCTGTAACATCAATTGGAGAAATCGTATAATAGCATCACTGTTGTCTACAATCAGTCGTTGAAACGCCTCGTTTAATTTCTCCTGTTGTATGCGAAACTCTCGTACACGTTGTACAAAATCGTCATTAATAATTGAGTCTTGTTTATCAAACTCCACGCCAACTCGCTCAAGGACTGTTAGCAACCGTGCTGACTCAGCCGGAGAACCCATTACCGCTGCTATATAATTCACACGTTCTGTACCGCTTAGTCTCGATATGCCACGTGCAAACTCAATGGCTACATCCTGAATATTTCTAACATTACCAGCAGCATCTAAAGCATTGACTCCTAAGTTTTTTAGCACTTGCTGAAATTTATTAGTTTGTTCGCTAAGCTCCCCGCCTGCTCGCAGCTCAGATGATAGGTCGGATAATTTCTCAGTTAACTCAGCCGTAAAATCACCATAGTCCCGTAGGTCGCTACCATATCGTTCAAACAATATTCGCACACGGTCAACTGATTCAGCAGACGTATCTAAAACGTTTGCTAGATTCTGCACCTCTAATGACGCATCAGCAATGTTGTTGAACATCTGAACAGCAGCGTCAGCAATAGCCTGAAATGTCTCGATTACTGTTTCTAATGCTACTAACGAAACGAAACTTTGTTTTAAATCATTGATGCTTTCACCAAATGATTTGAATTTTAATGTTGTGTCATCAACTTTTTTAGAATAACGATCCAGTTCTTGTTGCGTTTGTCGATACTCTTCGCTATTCTGATCCAAATTCTTTTGCAACGTCTTAAGACTTTTTATATGTGCTTCGACGGCAGCATCAGTTGTATCAACTGTTTTACCTAGAATTTTCGATGCCTGCTCCATCGCTGCAATTTTGTCACGACTGCGTTGCGCTTCAGCATTGAGTTGCGTCAACTCATCAAACTGTGCGTTTACCCGTAGATTTAGAGTGGTGTTTGCCACGTTCCGCCTGCTCCGCTAACTCTGACAAAATTGCTGACTCAATCCATTGTAACTCAGTTAGTAGTTGTCGTTTATCCTCAACCTCATGCAATGTCGCTACTGCTATGATAGCACCATAGTCCAAACCAATTAACCCAGCCATTGTTGTTCGCCACTGTGTCTGCACCTGACAGAAGAACAACCATGTCTCTACATTCTCCTGCCATAACTCATAATCATCCTGCTCAGGTTGTGGCAGCTCTAGTCCAGGTGCTAGTACTGCCACGTCCTGTGCTGAATCATCAACCGTCCTTGGCGCAACCCATCGACGAGCTGCGCCTTCTAGTTTTTTCGTTTAGCCGCCTGTCCATTATACGCCTCAAGAAACGCATTTAGGATAGCGCCAGCAGCCATGGGCACCTCCAACAATTGGTCTAGCGCTGAGTCACTAAATGGCACTATGTCATCGCCATCCATGATAGTGCCGTCCTTCCAGCCAACTACAATCTCACGGACAATTTGATGTGCCGTGCGTTCATCCGATTGGATGTCCTCTGCTAATTTAGTTAACTCAGACTGTGACAATCGTTTGAACTCTAGGTCACACGTTGATGTAACGTGTTTGCCTCCTGACTCAGGAGTAACAAACCGTACTGTCCATGTAAATGTATTGCTTTGTTTTATCTTAAACATAGTTATGCAAACGCTATGGTGATTTCGTCATTGCCAGCAGCAGATGGAGTTAGTACTCCATTTATCGCTAACATCGTTGTACCGTTGTCATCCTCGTAAGTAGGACCATCGGTAATATCAATAGATGGTGCCTGGATAATAATCCGTTGACCAGCCGCTGACCCATGCCTAAATGTTAGGTTACCTAACGTAGTGCCAAGACACGCCGTAAAATAATCTTTCTGCGCAATAGTAGGAGCCTCAAACTGCACTGCTACAGTTGGACGACGATCTGCATACTGGACAAACGGACCTTGTGGCAGTCCAATTAATTCACGGTATTGGATGTCAACCGCCATGTCTAACGTTAAGCTGCGCAATGGTGCAACATAATCAAAGAATCGAAACTCCCCAGAGTTGGCATGGTTTACTACCTGTGGAGTAATTTGATTATATGTTGGTGTCAATGGTGCGGTATCCGTAGGAGCGGTATACAATCCAGTCATAGTAAACTGAAATGTTGGGATTTCTCCAACCACAAAATTAGCGGTTACTGTACCTCTACATCCCTTGATGATGTGCTGTATCCCATCGACATTGGCATAGATGGTAGCTGACTCAAACCCCTGCCCGACTGGTGCATAGACGTGCTGTTGGTCTATTGAATAGGTTGAACTAGATGAAGGGTTAACTGCAAATGTGCCATGGACAGTAGCAACATTAGTTGAACCAACATACGATTTAATAATTGCAGTTTGCCCATCAATACCAGAAGGATTGTTATTGGTAAACCGAATCCGCATCCCACGATACGCATTATCAACAGCACTAGCAGTAGCATCTAACGTTACTGTGGTGCTAGTACCCGCTTGTGCCGTGCCAGTATGCGCCGCTGCTAAAGTAGTTACGTTAAACCCACAGGCACGGAGCAACGCATCTAGTCCTGGTGGTGGAGTCGCAATATTGGTAGAGCCCCTACTCGCCGCCTCAACTGTTAGCGTAATTTGTACATTTTGGTTTGCTACCAGTGACTCGTAGTTACCGAGGTATGGACGGATTAAAGTACGTTCGACAGTGGTGGCATTGAGTGGTGTTACTGATAGGTCACTGACTAACAGCGCCTCGGTTGCAGTTGGTGTTGGGTCAGTCCCGTATTTTCCACCAGGTATGCTATAGGTTGATGTATTATCAGGAGCCGTTCCAAATGTCCCCTGAATTGTCGCTGTTTTGGTTGATCCAGCATACGCAGCAATAATTGCAGTTTGCCCTGAACCAGTACCACCAGTAATTGTAATGGGCAGCCCAGCATAGTAATTATCTACTGCGCTTTCGCCGCTGGCTAGGACTATCGTTGACGCTGTCCCCGATTGTGCTGTCCCCGTCTCCGGTGGTTCCACCTCCACCAATATCAGTCGTTTTCGTGTTAGTAATGCCATCGTTTTCCTCCGAGTTGTTTACAACAATTGCAGTATCCGTAATCAGATATGATCCACCAGTCCCATTCATACGCCTAAATCTCCTAACGACGTGCGGTATCTAACACGGTAGAACAACATAGTTAGTCCCGTGGGTTGGTCTGTGTCGAGTACGTCAAACTCAACACTCTCTGGGATAATATCAAACGCCAGTCCGTTCAATGTTATATCCGCTAATAATTTAGAATGTATATCCTGAACAGTTGGATCTGCCAATTGGTCTGGTATTGCACCACGTGTTACAACTGCAATACGAGTAAGCAATGACCAATTTAGATATGGCAGAAATCCCTCCATGTCACAGTTGTCCTTAGTCCACTCTACAATAATTGCAGGAGACTCAGACCGTGCCAGAGCTTCAACACGTGAGCGATAGATACGAGTACTAACACCAACCGTACCAGTTAGGTTGGTCGCTATGCGTGCTAATATCTGCTCCCGTATTGTGCTCATGTTTTACTCAGTGCTATCTGACAAAACGAACCGTCATCAATCAGCCGTGTATCTCTGACTCGATATGCTATGCCAGCAACCGTTAGCGTATCGTTATAAACAATAGCTCCAAACTTAGTTGCTTCGCACGTTAGCCGATAGTCAGTGCTAACTACTGCAACGCCGTTCTCCTCAATTATGCCTGGCTGATCAAGAATACCAGTGCCACTAAATTGACCAGTTGCTACATTAGTTACTAACGACAACAATGGCAGGTTGCCAAACAAAGCGTTAGCAATAACAGTAACACCAAAATCATTTAGATAAACACTGGTATCATCGACGAATGGCATTAGTATCCTCTACGGTTGTACTGGTAGACCATACTTATGGCTGCCGACTGCAACAACCGCTACAGCTGCATCATATCCAGCAGTAGACTCTGTTACTATTACACGGCAGTAACGCTTACGCTCATTAGAGTTAATTCTAAACACATCTTTTGTCGCTGATCCTGCCGTACTAACTACAGAAACGCCACTAACAGCAGAATCTGATGCCATATTTGAAGCATCCGACTCATTTAGTGTGATAGTTATAACACCACTAGTAGAGGATGCTGCTGTGACAATAAACAAAATATCACCCTCAAATTTATTGAGATCAATAATATTTGCGTTTGTAACACTAGCAGTTACTACTTGAGCAGGGAATGCTACAACAGTTGTTCCAGCAGTGGTGCCTTCAACTAATCCAACCTGTGTACCAAGATTGTGTAAGGTCATGTTGTTGTCCTCCTATGTTTCAGCAAAATCACGCACAGCAGCAAACGATTCTGTACGACGTACGCCAATATCAATTGTTTGAATAGCACGTACATCAACAGAACCAGAATTAAACCCATCGCCAAGGGAATTGGCAACAATTTCTAAACCACCCCACATTGCCATTACTACGTCGTTAAAATTACCAAACAGAATGGAGGATTGGTTTGAGGAAGTCAACCATTGTCCGTTTCTTGGCATTTGCAATGTACGCAACATTGGATAACCGTTGATAATCATCTCTGCCCGTGGATTTGGTAACCTGGTGGTATCGAGTAGATTATTTGACCACAATGGCATACTGCTTGAACTACTCTCCTTAAGCTTTTTGAGCTTGGCAACTGCTTGTGGAGTGGTCAGATAGTACAAATTACCAAGCAACGCATTGTCTGTATCGACCTCTTTCTCCAAGTCAATAAAACAATCGAAGTTGGTAGAAGTGGTAACGTTAGTTGGAACACCAGGAGTATTTAGAATACCCTGTGGTTCATTACTAGAACCAGTACCGTAAATCGCCGCCTTATCAATTGCCAATGCCAAAACTGCGTTTAAGTCGTTCCGTACAATTTGCTCAATATCTGGCGTTGCTTGTTGCAGCATTAGCCGTGATATTTTAGAACGTGCAGCCACCTGTTTTGGATTAAGCGACATATAATCAAAGGTTGCTTCGGTCTGTGTTGGTGCCGCCGCTTCAGCTACCCAGTAGGCAGTTGCAGCAGTAGCCTGACGTGGTACGTTTAGGTTACCAACTAATCCAGTTAACACAGTAGGACCAAGCTGTGCAATTACTGCATTGTTGCGTAGGATTTCAATAAATGACTCAGGAACAATACTGGTATCAACCAATGCACCACCAGTAGATGCTGAACCAACCGCATAGGTAGCCCGTGTTTCTACCATCAAATTATGTGGAAGATAAAAACCTTGAGTGGGCTTGCCCAGTTTCTTTTCTAAAGCTAGGCTTACCTCACGTTCAAGTCCCGCTTCATCCCATTTACCGGTAGCAGAAGCCCTGATTGCCTTCATTAATGAATAACGACGTTGTTCGGTTTTGTCCATATCAACGTCACCAGAACCACGGTTAATTGGCTGTTGAGTTTTGGCAATCTCATCTAGAAAAATGGCACGTGCTTCGTCAATTGATTTACCAGATGTAATCAAGGTTTCACCGAGTTGCGGCTTGTTAAATTGTGCAGCATACGCATTAATTGTACGCACACGGTCACGTTCAGCATTAACTGCTGCATTACGCTCCTGACGTATTTTTTCGTCATCAGCTGCAGCAGCAAATAAGGTTGGTTCAGTCATTTTCTCCTCCTGTTGGATTTGGTTGGTACGTCCAACGCCTACTGTTGGATCAGCAGGAATTGAAACTAACGAAACTTCGTATGGTTCCCATTCGGCAACACGATACTCTGTCTCGCCTTTTTTATGATCGCCCATTCTGAGTATACGATAGCCAACGCTAACATTACGAATAATGCCAGCTTCAACGTCTCGCTTTATCTGTTGAGCAAAATCCGAACTACTGTAACGGGCTTCGGCATAACCACGTTTATTAACTAGATATGCACGTTCGACAACACCAACCAATTGGTCAGCATTGTGGTTCCAAAGCACTGGCGCTCCTTCGTTTAGCCTGTCCAGACGAACAGCGCCAGGCGTATGATCCAACACTTCGTCGCCCTGCATTCGGTCAACTGGATATTCAGAAGAAAACGAAAACCGTAATAGGTCATCGTTCTCCTGTGGTTCTACCCGTGTTAACAATCTTTGCATTTACTCCTCCTCTTGATCAGCAACTTCAATTTGACGTGCGACACGTTTTGCCCAGCGTTGACCAGCATCGCCGCCCCACAGTGCCCACGCTATACGACCGTTAGATGGATAGCCATCTTCGCCAGGACGAAAACCGGTTGCCTGCTTGTCAACTTCGTGCCGTGCAAAATAACTATTCATTCTACCAATTGTATCAACTGATAGTTCAACACCATTTTTTATATCACGAGCACGAGCAACGCCAACGGCAGTACCACCTCTACCAAATTCAGAACGCCATTCTAGCCCACGAGCTGCTTCAGCACGTGCGCCGTTTGGTGCCCTGAAATTTATATGTTCATATTTTTCTGGTACTCGTACAAAATACCGAAGCTCGTCATCTTCTTCAATGTCATCATCCTCTATATCATCTTCTATATCATCTTCTTCATCTTCTTCATCAAATACAATAGCAGTCTGTGGTCTTGGCTGTGTAGCAGGTTGTGTTTGTGGTGCCTGCGGCTCTGGCACATCAGTGTCAAATGCTAGACCAAGTTCAGATGCTAACTGTAGTTCTAGTTGTCGTTGGTGCAAAATTTCATGTAAGTCGCCACCAGCTTCAGCAATGATCTGGGACTTAGTAGTATAGCCGGCACGCTCCGCTTCTTTTAGTGCAACGATTTCTTTTTGTGGATCAACCCATGACCATGAACGTGGGATAAATCGACATGCTCGATAAAAATTTGGATCTAGTTCATACCGTGATAATGGCAATACTCCAGACATAACAGCAAGGTCAAGCCATCTATAATAAATTCGTTTGTTAAAATTATCAATCATCCATGACTGCAATTGCCGCCATGTGTCACGTTCATTTAATAATGCTAATCGTGATGAACTATAGTTTGACTGGCTATAATCAGCACTAATGCCTTCATAGCTACAACCAATACCGGCAGCAACCGCTCGTAGCATTGTCCGCAAGAAATCACTAAAGCTAGAAGCATTGCGGTCTTTATTTATTGGTGGTACAGTAACAGATTCTCCAGGTGCCAAATATTTGAATACACCTGGCTCAAATGTAGTAACACGCTCGCCTTCGTATACATCATCACCAACAAGCTCGCCCTCAGGAGACTGTATAAATCCCATCAAACTTGCAGTTGCTCTAGCATTGATAACTTCAGCTTTTTCATATCCATCCAAATGATGCAGTCGTTCAATTGCTGATGCAAACCAGGTAACGCCACGGCTTTGTCCAGGTCTGTCAACTATATAAAGATGGATAATTTCGTTAGCCGGTATGCGTATGTATCGTGACGAAGATGTAGCTGTGTTAAATAAGAAGTCTCCAGGATGTTTGAAATCGCTATAAAAATAATACGCAGTTGGTCTCCTCCAACGGTCTAATTCAATACCCATTCTAATTTCATTACCATTGGCAGCGGTACCGTTATAGTCGTCAACTAAAACATCTGCTTCAATTATTTCTAGTCCTAACGGTACCTTACTGTATCCAAATTGTTGGATTACCAACCTAATGATTACCTCTCCTGATTCAGCACATGACCGAATAACAAGACGTTCTATATCATGAAAGCTTAACCGACCACCAACATCGCAGTTTTCGCCAGAACACCATTCATGCCAAGCTGCTTCTATAGTATCGTTTATCCGTTGATCAAGCCTACCCGCACCACGAGCCATACGCACTTGTGACTGAAACTGTATACCAGTTCCAACTACATTGTTGCTTATTGTGCGTAACGCTTGCCGTGCATAGTCAGAATCCCTGCACAATTGACGAGCACGATTGCGTAGTGCCTGTACGCTAGAGCGTATTTCAGAATCTGCATTAGTACCAGATGTTATCCATGATGACGTGGTGCGTTGTATTGATGCGCCCGCATACCGACGTTGCTGCCGCCTACTAAATCGTCGTGTTATCCAGGAGTGCCATGCCATCTAAAACCTCACAAACAAACTGTGTGGATCGCCCTGACCGTTAGCTATTAATTCAGTACGTCGTTCGATTGCTAACTGATAACGCAATTCACTACGCAGCGTTGTTAAATCAGTAAGCGTCATTTTTTTAATTGACCTATTACCAATACTATACTCCTGTACTGCATTATTACTAATCATTGCTCGTATTGCAGCCTCAACAGCATCTAAGTCAATTTTTGTTTGTGAACGAGCTTCATACGGTGCTGTTTGCGTAGATAGGTTAGGTAATATTAATAACTTACCAACGCCAATTGTCAACCGCTCTATGCCAGCCGTGGCGTATGCCTGCCAGCCATATTCTGACGCTGTTAGTTGTCCTGACTGTGCAGCTGTTATCTGTGTCTCCCAGCCACCGTTATAGGCAACACCAGTTACAGTAAGAACGGTTGCCCCACGTAATGCGTACGTTAAGGTATGCGTAGCCGAAGTGACAGCATTGCCGAGACTGTCAACAGTTGGATCGTCTCGCCATACAACGCTGTCACCCGATATTAGTGTCGATGGAATTTTCACCAGTTACTCACAAACGGATTAGTAGGTATAGCGGGTTTACGAACCCGACGCGTAACAGCCTCCGTCTTAGCTGCTCCCACTGGTACTATAGCACACATCTTTTGAAACTGATCATATATTGTTCGTTTGTTATATTTTTGATAAAGCAATTGCAATGCAGCATAAGCATACACCAAACAGTCCAACGCTTCATTTCGGATACTAGCCGACTTTGTCCATTCGTAAACTGGATAGCCCTTCACATAGCGTATTTGTTTTTTCTCTGATGTTAGCTGTTGATAAAATTCGGGAGTAAGTTTAGTATTGAAATGTATGTATCCTGCTCCTGGTGTGTTATGAGTCAACCTACCGTACAGAGTGGATTTGATTGTGTCAGTACCGACAGGATATACAACGCCGCCACGTTTCAAAACCTGTCCACGGATATTAACGTCACATTTGCTACCCTTGCCTATTGGCGGGCGGTTTCGTACGCTCAAGCCTTTAACTGCAATAACGTTTTGCATTTTACGCTCTCTCGCGTACTGATACGCTTCGTGTGTGAAGTGTCCACCGCTATCTATAGCAATAACATCTGGAGCACGTTTGTATCCATTATGCCAAGTTAATGGTGCTAACACAGTATCATCTAGTTGTTTCCACAACAATGGTGAACTAGGGTCGCCGTATATCTCCATGTGGTTTAGTACCCATGCCTGTTCACCATCACCCCATGCAACAAACAAAATTGCTAACCGATTATCCTGTACGTCAACGCCAACAGTAACGATTACAGCACCATCCGGCACAATATCAGGATCATAAAATTCAGCACGTTCTGCCAGTCCAGTTGCTCCTAATTTGGCAACATAGTCCTCCTCAAATGTTTCACCAAGGATTGTATTAACCCATGTTTTAAGCGAAGGCGCATCCGTTTTGACTTGCAAAAATTCAGCTACTATATCAGCCCACGATTTCCAACCAAGTGGTGAGTACAACGAATTTAGGTGAAATCCAACAACTGTTGGACTCATGGCATGTGCCGTTGGTAACCACCTACCTGCTGATAACATCTGCGTTTTGTATCGCTCCTCAATCAATGCGTTGCAATGTTCACATTTGTACTTAGCAGTAGATGGATCACGATTCTCCCAGATTAGATATTGCCATTGTAAATACTGCGTACCGCCGCAATGTGGGCATGGTACATAGAACCGGCGTTGGTCAGTCTGGAGAAATTCACGTTCTATACGTGACTGATTCTTAAGCGTTGGTGTACTACATATAAACAATTTACGCCTAGCAAATGTAATTGTCCTACGTTCTGCGAGCGATAGTGGATCACCTTCGCCTTCTACGTCATACGGATAAGCGTCAACTTCATCTGCAAATAAATATTTGATAGGCATTGACCGTAGCCCAGCCGCACTATTGCTACCAGTAATCATCAATACGCCACCAGGAAATTCTTTGCTAAACAACGTGTTACCGCTATCCCGTGACCGTGGTGGTCTAACTTTATCTCGCAGCCGTGGAGACTCCTCAATTAGTGTGGCAATTCGTTGTTTACTGAATCGCATAGCAATGTCAACGGTTGGCTGTATCGCTAAAACCGGTCCTGGGAATTGGTCAATAATTGCACCAAGCCAGTTGTTACCAGCCTCCGTTTTACCAACCTGTGCGCCAGCCATAAATACGACACGCTGGGTACTACTACGTGGCGATAGTTCATCCATGATTTCACGTAGGTATGGCGTGCGTTCGGTACGCCAAAGCCCTGGTTCAGCACTGCTCTTACTGCTCAAATAACGATACTGGTCAGCCCATTCGCTAACTGTTATCTCACGCTCTGGCTCAAGAAAATCAGCGAATATGTTACTGACGGATTGCACCGGATACCTCCCGCAATGCGTTTGTTAGTTCAGCAGTTAACAACGCATGAATAACAGTAGGATCTGACTCTGCAGCAATTAGATGTGATATGCGGTCTGGTATGCCTAAAATTAATTCTCTAACAGTACGTGCGATTTTTGCTTGCTCCCGTCCTACTTCATCAGCTGATACTAATTGTTGACGCTGGGTCTGGTATGCTAATTCTGCAAGCAGCGCCTTAAAATATTCGTGTTTCGCACGACTATCGTTAATGCTAGGGTATTCAGTAGCATTAGCTGGTAATGCGCCTTGCTGCTCAAAATAACGTGGATTGGTAGAACGATTCCACTCCTCATCCGCTACGGTTGGGTCAATCTCCCATCTACCATTTTTCTGTGTAGCAGTAATTCTATTTTCGTCTATTGCTTTTTTGACAGACTGCCGTGTACATCCACGATGGTCTGCGTACTCTGATAAATTCATATTAAAAAACCTCCAATGTTTACAGAGTAGCACATCGGAGGTGAATACTAAAAACCCCACCTGGTGGTGGGGTCTTCGGTTAACTATACCAGCGGTAGATGTT